TCTTCAGCAACAAGTTCTATATCTGGTGGATTTGAATTAATCCTAGAGAAAGTGGTTCAAAGCTAATGACTAAAAGACCTAGAACAACTGGCGAACATATTGTTGCTCTTTATGGTCATATAACAGGATTAAAAAAAGATATAATTACAATTAAAGATAATCACTTATCACATATGCATCAAGATATTGAAAAAATAGATGATAAGCTTGATAAAAAATTTGATGCCATGACTAATTGGTTAATTGGTGGAGTAGGTGCAATTGCTATTTTGTTCTTAGCACAAATACTTTACTTTTTATCAAAATAGTAATACAACACAAAATTGAATTATGCACAATAGAATCTTAGTCATTTCAGATATGCACGTGCCTTATCATCATCAAGATTCTATTAGATTTTTAAAAGAAATAAAAAAAGAATTTAAACCAGATACAATTGTTAATATAGGCGATCTATTAGATTTCCATGCAATCAGTATGCATGAACATAACCCAGATTTATATTCTGCTGGACATGAATTAAGAGAAGCAAGAAAATACATTAAAGAATTAGAAGATATATTTCCTGATATGACAGAAGTAGATTCAAACCATTCTAGCTTGGTTTATAGACGAGCATTAAAGTTTGGAATGAGTAAAGAATTTTTAAAAGATTATGGAGATTTTTTGGGAACTAAAAAATGGAAATGGGTAGATGATTTAGTTTTAACTATGTCTAATGGTCAAAGATGTTTTTTTACGCATGGTCGAAGTGCAGATATATTAAAGGTATCTCAAACTATGGGCATGAGTGCAGTGCAAGGACACTATCATACAAAGTTTGTAGTATCTTGGTGGGCTAATCCTGATAATTTATTCTTTGGTATGAACGTTGGTTGTTTGATAAATCAAAAATCCATGGCTTTTAATTACGCAAAAAATTTTAAAACTAGATTTATATTAGGTTGTGGTATAATAATTAATGGAATACCACGATTATTACCAATGGTATTAGATAATTCAGGAAAATGGATAGGAAAGATAGTATGACCTCAAATAAGCTTAAAAATACCCTTTTAAAGAGCCATAGAGCCCCGCAGAACGACGATTCAGCTTTTTCGACCCAAGTATTAGGGAATCATTACAAATCGCTTAAAATACAGCCTTTAGAGTATTCTATGGCAAATGAATTTAATGCGTGTCAAACTCATGTGGTAAAATACATTTCTAGGTACAATAAAAAATGGAAAGATAAAAAAGATCAAATTAAAGATTTAGAAAAAGCAAAGCATGTAATTGATATGCAAATAGAATTATTAAAGAAAGAATAAAATGTACTTGAAAATTTTAGGAATGGGATTAAAAACCTTTTCGCACATTTACCAAAATAGGCAGAAAACAAAAATGTTAATTTCTGATGCAGAAAAAATGCACGCAGAAAAAATGGCTCGAGGAGAAATTGAATATACACAACTTATTAAAACTGATCAGCAAAATTCGTGGAAAGATGAATTTGTACTTATTCTCGTATCTTTGCCTATTCTTTTATTGGTGTACTCTGTTTTTTCTAATGACCCATTAATGAAACAAAAGTTAGATTTATTTTTTCAATACTTTAATGAACTACCTATGTGGTTTCAAATTTTATTTGTATCTGTTGTTGGTGCTATTTATGGCATAAAAGGTACAGAATTAATCAAAAGAAAATAGTCGCATTTAAAATTACAATCCATTAAAATACAATAATGGATAAGATTAAAGTAGATGCAGTAATTACAAGTTTGGAGCTTCAATTAGAAACAGCAAATAACCCATATGGTTCTTTTGTGTCTTTTCGTTTTGTTGATACGTTTCCATCTTTTCCAAAAGTCAATGAAATGGTTTCTGAAATTAAAAAAAGAACTGATGTAGATTTAGTTGATTATGAATTTACTTATACTGGCATACACGAAGATACAGATTTAACTCATTTAGAAATTACAAGAAATTAGTTATGGGGGATTTCTCCCCCACAATATTATTTAGTAAGTTTTTCGATTGCTAGATTATTAATAGACTGTTGTTTTAAATGATCACAATAACTATGACCATTTTTAGCTTCAATCTTTGCTACTAAAAATAACTTTTTTTTATCTGAAAGTTCTTTTTTTATCTTCATATATCTTTCATCATTAGTAGCTTTAACTTTAGCAAGAGATACAGATAATGATTCATTAGTCATTTTTTCATTAACAACATAATCAAACATTTCATCAACTTGATCTTTAACTTCATCATATTCAATTTCAGCATTTATCAATCGCTTATCTAAAGCATCGACATAGGCTAAAATTCTATGAGGGTCGAATGATTGCGGTCTTATCTGTATGTATTTTGGGCTATCACTCATTAACCTAGTTCTTGTTCGTAAAGATCTGGATTAAAGTCAGTAGCATTTTCTTTAGCCCAGTCTATTTCTTGTCTTGGGCTTTCAGGCAATTTATCATCACTTAATTGATAACTATAATGCGACTGTTTATAGCCTTGTTGTTTAGGTTGGTTATTGCCATATCCACTTTTATTAAATGGTTTTACCATATAACAAGTAATTGCTAATTCCATACCATTAGAATATTGACTAGCTTTTCCTTGTTGGATTTTACTACCCCATTTTAAAACATAACCAGCTTGTACGTATTTTTGTACTTCTGGAGAGTTAATCCATTGTGGAACTTCAGTAAGATCATACAATTTTTTTGTAATACTACACTGAAATTTAGCTTTTGTTGATGATGCTTGATATTCAAACGCAGGCGATTGTTTGCCAGTTGAATACATTTTTAAATTAAGCCCACAAAATGGTAGGCTTTGTTGTTGTATTGACATGTTTATCCTTTTTGTTTCATGTTTTTATTTTTGTTTATGTATTTCCTTTGCAATGCAAATATGCATAGCACCTAGAAACGCATTAAACATTTGTTTATTTAAAGGAAGTTCTTTAACCTCAATCTTTCCATCTTTTTTAGGCAGTCTAATAATTAGACCTTTGGAAATTTTAAGTTTAGTTTCTTCCTCATATGCTTCTTTATACGCATTTAACTGTAAAGTATAGTCAAACGATATATGATTACTTGTTTTAATATCTGCCAAAATAAGATTACCTTTCTTATCTTTTAAAACAAGATCAAGAGTACCAGCATAATTGTATTTTTTAGAGTAGATTTTTTTCTCTAATTCTACAACTTTATACTCTTGGTTCTTCCACCAATCTAAAAAAAGGTTCCAGCAATTGATAACCTTTTCATCTGATTGTTTTGGAATTTTTTTACCTTTTAGAAAGTCTTCAATCAAACCATGAACAACTGTTCCAACAAGTCCAGCATCTTTTTTAACTTCTTCTGTCTTGTTTTTTGCTTGGTCAATTATTCTTTCTAGCATAACTCTATCAATCATTTCTCCATTATCTAATTTATGATTAATAAGAGCCTTTATTTCTCTTATAGGTGTAGCAACTAACCAACCAGTTAATTCTGGTTTAGGAATACCATTGCCACATATTCCAGTTACACTTTCTACTTTTTTACCCTCATGATAATAAATATGTTTATCATCATCAAAGTCTAAAGTAAGACCATTTTTCAACTTATGTTTTATATACATGTTTTTCCTTTTTAGTTAAGACGTTCTAATAATTGCGTAATGTCATACTTATAATATTTAGTAAGACAAAACAATTTAGACACATCAGTTTTTATACCTTTTTCAAATTTATATAAATCAAAAATTGAATTAAAGTATATCTTATTGTCTTCTACTACTGCTTCTGCAGTAATATTTTTTTCAAGCCTTATATTTTTAAATTTAAGACCTATAATTTGATTAAATAATTTAGCATTAGGTTTAGTTTTAAAATCTTCAACCATGCCTTTAATCATATAATCAGATTTAATTAGTTTATTCATATTTACCTTTCTAATTTAAAACTGAATGACCACGATTATTTAAACATTTACGATACAAAGCTTCATACTTTGTATCAAGAGTAGGACTAATTGACCAATACAAAATGTTACTAACAAAATTAACATTTTCTTTAGCAATAGTTTTACAATGCTGTAAATCATTTGTAAGTTCTACTGCTTTTGGTTCATCAAAAGTACCACTACGACCCGATGTATCAACAACAGGATTATACGCACAACCTTGTACGAATATAATTAAACATAGCCATTTTAACATATTTCTCCTTTTCTATTTTCAATTGTTTTTTGTAACTTCTATAAGATAATGCTTCAGTAATTTTTGGCATTATCTCATACACTTCAACAAAGTATGGATTCATATCACTAAAAGTCCAATGACGTCTTTTAGAAATACGATTTATAATATCCAGTCTTCTGTCTTTAATCGCTTCTGTTTGTGCTATTTTGTTGATTCTCATTTTTTACTATCTCCATATCTAGTTCAACTATTTTACCTTCAGTTTTATTTATTTTTTCATTTAAGATATTTCTTAATTCATAAAGAGTATATAACCTTTCAGTTAACTTTGCTCTTTTGGTAATATCCTTAAATTCTTTTATTAAATTAGTCATTATTAACCTCAATAAATTCTACAACTAATTTAATTTTATGATCAAAATGATGTAAATTATCATTGTAAGATTCTAAAAGTGGTATTAATTTTTTTAAAGTCATACCATTAGAATTAAAATGATTTTCTACTTCATGTTTTTTTTGCTTTTTACCATCACGATAAGGATAGTTTAAAGTTACTATATCTATTTCATCTAAGTACATATTTTCTCCTTTATAGTTGTTTGCATTCTTCTAAAGTATATTTATTCGATTCAAAATATCTATCTCTTTCTATTTTTAAACCAAAAATACCTCTAAAATTTTCTAATTCACTTATATCAATATAACCTAATTCTTTTTCATGAATATTAGCTAAACCAAAAGCAACATTATCTTCTGCATTTAATTCTGTAAGATACCAAGTGCCTGGCCCTGATGGATTAAAAAGTTTGCATACAACTTTAAAACTTTTAGTACCATCTTGTTGATTGTGATTTTCTATTAATTTATCTTTTATTTCTTTTGTAAAAAGAATCATTATATCCTCCTAGTAAATTATTAAGTAAGTGTGGTGTTATTTTTTTTGGTATTGGTAATTTATATTTTAACCAATCTGACCAATGTGTTTTAACTTTGTATATGGCACCTATTGGCACCATATACATATTGATATTATATTTTTTCATATTGTTGTAATAATCCTTTTCTTAAATCGTCTTCTGTAATTGCATCAACTGTTAAATCAGGATTTTCTTCTTTAAAGTTTTCTACACATGATATTAAAGATATTAAGTTAGGTAACCAAACTATTTGAGCACCTTTTGTTAAATATTTATCAGAATAATAAATATAAAATCTTCTATTTTTCATTATTTACCTTCCTTGTTAAATTCAATTTGAGATTGATGAAAAACTGA